ATATGAAATTTATAAATGTTTTATAGAATATTTAAAGTTGATATTAAATTATAATACAAATGATATTATAATAGAATATATGGATATTAATTCTGAATTAGGATTAGAACCAGAACCAGAACCAGAATATTAATAAAATATAAATAATAAATATAAATAATAAAATATTAATAAAATAAAATAAAATATAAATAATAAAATATAAATAAAATATAATATGGAAAATATATTTTCAAATATATATGAAAAAAAAATATGGGGAATTGGGAGTGGTACGGGTTCAACTATATCAAAAGATACTGAAAAATATATTAATATATTAGAATCGATTTTAAATACTAAAGAATATAATATTAAAACAATTTGTGATATTGGTTGTGGAGATTGGAATTTTAGTCAATATATTAATTTTAATAATACAAAATATTTAGGAATAGATTGTGTAAAATATATTATAGATGCTAATAATATAAAATATAAAAAAGATAATATAAAGTTTGAGCATAAAGTAGTTGAAAATAATTATTATCCGAAAGGATTTGATTTAATTATAATTAAAGATGTTATTCAACATTGGACTGATGAAGAAATAATTAAATATTTTAATTTAATTTTAAAAAATAATAAATATATTTTTTGTACAAATGGTTATAAATTTATGAGAGATAAAAATAAAAATGATTTAATAAAAAGAGATATAAATAATAAATATAGATATCATCCAATAGATATTAATAAATATCCATTATCGGAGTTTAAAGATAAATCATTACTAATTACAAATCACAGAGCTAAACAAATAATTTTATTTTCGAATAATATTCAATAATATTTTTCTAAGTTATATTATAAATAATATGGGAGGGGGATTAATGGAATTAGTTGCTACAGGAGCCCAAGATATATATCTTACAGGAAATCCACAAATTACTTTTTTTAAAGTGGTATATCGTAGACATACCAATTTTTCAATAGAAACAATTAAAGAAACTTGCTCTGGTACAGCAAGAATAAATGAATTTGAGAATGAAGCCAGTTGTAAAATTTCAAGAAACGGAGATTTAATTCATAAAATATATTTAACTGTAACTGATAAAACTAATACTGGTATAACTTCTGGAAGTCAAATTATAAAAGAAGTTGAATTAAATATTGGTGGACAATTAATAGATAAATATAATCAGGAATGGCAAGATATATGGAATGAATTAAGTATTCCAAAATGTAAATCAACTGGATTTAAAAGTATGACAGGTAATTATGGTATTTCATGTGTAAATAATACAACACACTATACAAAAGGTGTTGAAAATATACATATTCCATTATTATTTTGGTTTTGTAGAAATCCTGGATTATCATTACCATTAATCGCACTCCAATATCATGATGTTACTATAGATTTTATATTTAATTCAAGTGATAAAATTGGATTAGAACAAGAAGAATCAGATATTAATATATATATTGATTTTATTTATTTAGATACAGATGAAAGAAAAAGATTTGCTGAAGTTTCACATGAATATTTAATTGAACAGGTACAAATATTAGAAACAAATAATACAAAAATACAAGAATTAAATTTAAATCATCCTGTTAAAGAAATTATATGGACAAGTCAACATAGAGATGGTATTACTAATTCTACATATAAAAATGCTAAATTAGTATTAAATGGTCAAGATAGATTTTCAAAACAACCAGAAGAATATTTTCAATTAAGACATCCATTTGATTATCATACAAAAATACCCAGACAAAATTTACCCGGAGCTGGATTAAATAATCAATCTTCATATAGTACAATTTCTATTTTTGATAGCAGTGATTCTGGTGTTTCAGAAATAACATCTCTAAAAAGATCACAGATCGGTTCGTCCCAAGGGCTAGTATTTGATACCGCATTAAAGAAGGTGCCTTCGGGTATCGCCGACGGCAAGACCGTGACGAGCCATCTAAATCATTTTAATTTTAATACAGTTTGTAATACGACTAATAATCATTTCGTTTATTGGCCAACATATGATATTTTAAAAGATAATAATAACCCTACTTCTGGAGCAGATGCAGGATTTAAAGGAATGTTAACAGATACAAAATCATTAAATAGAGAATCTCTATTACGAAATATTTTTATGCTTAATAGTTTAGATTTCTTATATTTTAAATGGAGTACTCAATTGATTCCCGTGTCCAACGCAGGTACATATATAACTGATACCACAGGCGGCGCCCCGTTCCCCGGTCGAAATAGTATGTTAAGTTATACTAATCATACAACTGATAGACCTATATTAAATACTACCGATAAAATTTTATATAACCACGGTCAGATTAATTCTGGAGGTGAAGCATTTGATAAATTTATATACGATTCAGATGGCGGCAATAGTTATATTAAACAATTACATGAAAGTATGGTTTTAGTTCTACCAAATACAATCGCAAATAGAATGACAGAACAAATAGATTATATATTTGAAGTAGAAGTAAAATATGGTAATACCAAAATACCATACGAGATGCATGCTAAAGTTATAAAAATATATAACGGAAATACACTAAAAGCCGATGACGATATGACTACTTTTGCGCCAGAGGGTGTAGTCGGAGTTTCGAATGTAACAGATCCACGGAGTGAAGTTTTTTCGATCAGTTCCGCCGGTGGAACCAATTCAAATCGAGATGGCAGTGAGACTAATAAGACTTCTGTACCACGACACGCATCTGGTATAGTATTAGGTCATGGTAATGACAACTCAGATGAAGTCAGTTTTATATATTTAAACAATATAATAGATCCGTTTATAAATTTTGGAGAAGAAAGAAAACACAGGAGAATCTGCTCCTACTGCAACGAGGGTGAATTCCAAGGTACTCCACATGATAATGGTTTTGCTACTGCGAAAGATGACGATCTAGGCTATCACGGGAACATTCATACCGGTAAATCACTTGTAAGTGCAACAACCAGGACGGGGACCGGCACTAGTGTGCTCATACCGGCTGATGATGTACTCAGAACTGCTACAAATATATTCCCGACAGGTGACGGGACTGATAATGATGGCGCCAATCCGCCTACTAGCGACGAACGCGCCGAAAAACAAATGTTTAAGTCTGCTTTTATTTCTGAGAATTTCGACGAAGGCGTCGGTACCATCGCCGAGCCCACCACCCCCAATTTAACAATTAAAAAAATATATAAGTTGTCAAGTACTAGTAATATATTAAAATCAGAAGCTGAAACTTCTAAAATGGTTAAAAAAATAAATGTTTATTCATTTGCCCTTAAACCAGAAGAACATCAACCTTCTGGAAGTTGTAATTTTTCAAGAATAGATACAGCACAATTAATAACAGATTTAGAAATAGGTTTAGATTATAATATTTATGCTGTAAATTATAATGTTTTAAGAATAATGAGTGGTATGGGTGGTCTCGCTTACTCCAATTAAATTCTAAAAATATTTTCTAAGTTATATTATAAATATGGGAGGAGGATTGATGCAATTAGTTGCTTATGGAGCTCAAGATATATATCTTACTGGAAATCCACAAATTACTTTTTTTAAAGTAGTATACCGCAGACATACTAACTTTTCAATGGAAACAATTGAACAAAACTTTTCTGGAGATGCGAATATAGGTACTCAAGAAAATGAAGCAAGTTGTACTATTTCAAGAAATGGTGATTTAATTCATAAAATATATTTAACCGCAGATGCTGTAAATCATCAAATAAGTGAAGGTTCTAAAATGATTAAAGAAGTTGAATTAAGTATTGGTGGACAAAAGATAGATATGTATACTCAAGAATGGCAAGATATTTGGAATGAATTAAGTACACCATCTTCTAAATCGATTGGATTAAAATCAATGACAAGTGATATAGGAGATGGGTATCATGTAGGTTTTACAAGTAATTCCAGTGTTAAGAATATACAGATCCCATTATTATTTTGGTTTTGTAGAAATCCTGGTTTATCTTTACCATTAATCGCCCTTCAATATCATGAAGTTAAATTAAATTTCATATTTAATAGTATATCGGCATTAGGTACATCAGATGCAAATTTAAATGTAGTTTTATATGTTGATTATATATATTTAGATACAGATGAAAGAAAAAGATTTGCACAAGTTTCTCACGAATATTTAATTGAACAGGTACAAATACTTGAAACGAATGATTCTAAAAGAAATAATTTAAATTTAAATCATCCTGTTAAAGAAATTATATGGACAAGTATATCTAGAAAAGGTGATACAGATCAAACTTATGGAAATGCTCAATTAGTATTAAATGGTCAAGATAGATTTTCAAAACAACCAGAAGAATATTTCCAATTAAGACAACCATTTGATTATCATACTTCAATTCCTCACCAAAATTTACCTGAAGCAGCTACTTATTCTGAAATTCATAGTAAGTTTTCACAAGTATCTTTATCAACCCAACTTACAGGCATTGATTTATGTCAGACAAACCCCACCTCCCTCTTGGACACCGAATTTGCATATGGTGCATTAGTTACAAATGCAGCTTGGGCGGCGGCGACCGGAGGTGCTGCGGGTACTACTTTCCAAGATTTTGGCGGTGCATCAGGAGCTATAGCAGCTGAAAATGTTTTAAATTTAGGCGTCACTGCTATCGATGTTATCGGCAACTCTGCGGCTTTTGATAGAATTGTAGTTTATCCAAAAAATTTACAAACTCAAGAATCCGGTTCTGTTGCGATTCCTTTAAAATCAACACAATTTGTATTAGTTATAAAATCAACTTCACCATATGCAAATCAATTCAAAACAGGTGTAACATTAGAAATGACTGGAAAAGGAGATTATTGGGCTGGTAGTGATGGTCATAACTTAGTTTATGCACAAGATACTAAATCACCTCTTTTAGTTCAAGTATTAAAAGTAATAGATGTAACTGGGTACGTTGGTACTTCTCTCACCGCCTCTAGAGGGGGATTCGCGCCGCACAGCGGAACCTATAAATATATTGTTTTATCTGGATTATTATCAAAACTTGATAATTTAACGGGTGTAAATCTAACACATGAACAACAAGTAAAAGTTAGTGGACCTACACTGACAATTTCTGGATTAGCAATTGAAGGAGTCGATCAAGACATTCATAGACAAGCGAGTACTTCTCATATGGTTAAAAAAATAAATGTTTATTCATTTGCCCTTAAACCAGAAGAACATCAACCTTCTGGAAGTTGTAATTTTTCAAGAATAGATACAGCACACCTAATAACAGATCATCCTCTTGGTTTTGATTATCATATATATGCTGTAAATTATAATGTATTAAGAATTATGAGTGGTATGGGTGGTCTCGCTTATTCTAATTAAGTATAAAATTTATTAAGTATAAATGTAAAATTTTTTTTTAAAATATTTTTAAAATTAAAGAAATAAATAAATTATTTGTTTATTTTCTTAGAATTTTTTTCTAAGCTATATTATAAATAATATGGGAGGAGGATTGATGCAACTTGTCGCTTATGGAGCTCAGGATATTTACCTTACTGGTAATCCACAAATTACTTTTTTTAAAGTAGTATATCGTAGACATACTAACTTTTCGATGGAAGCTATCGCACAGTCTTTCAATGGTACTCCTTCTGTACCGACGACGGACTCTACGGGTACTGCTAGCGCAACTATTTCTAGAAACGGTGATTTAATCCATAAAATGTATGTTGTTGTCGAAGCCAAAGATGCCACAGCTGGTACTATTACTAATGGATCTAAACTCGTACATGAAGCAGAATTAGAAATTGGTGGTCAAAAAATTGATAAACATTGGGCAGATTGGAATCAAGTATGGAATGAATTATCAACACCTGAATCAAAAGCAATTGGATTAAAATCTATGCAAGGTGATATCGGATCAACCGGTTCAACTGGTGTTGGTATGATTCAAATACCTCTTAATTTTTGGTTTTGTAGAAATCCTGGATTAGCTTTACCTTTAATTGCTCTTCAATATCATGAAGTTAAAGTTCAACTAACTCTTGCAAAGCCTGGATCAAGCACGGTGGCGGCAAGTCAAACTGCTAAATTATTCGTTGATTACATTTATCTCGATACTGATGAAAGAAGACGTTTTGCTCAAGTTTCTCACGAATATTTAATTGAACAAATCCAAAGACAAGCTATTTCAAAAGATCAATCACAAAAATTAGTATTTAATCACCCAGTTAAAGAGTTGATTTGGACTACTCCTACTACTTCTTACACAACCGGCGATTATGGAACTGCTCAACTTAAATTAAATGGTCACGACAGATTCTCTAAACAACAAGAAGAATATTTCAGACTCAGACAACCATTCGATTACCACACTGCTGTTCCCCGCCAGAATTTACCGAGTGCTGGTCAGGGTGCAACCGTTGGTATGTCTGACTTGACATCATTATTCTCAGGTATTGATCTCGCCGAGTCGACGCCGGGGGTCTATGCGGAAGATGGTAATACTGCGGTCGTGAATAAATTCACAGCTCTCACGTCAGCCGGCGCCTCTGCTGGCTCAGGTGTGGCCGGCGCTCGCAAATTTATTCAATTGTTAAAGGCGGAGGCGACAGATTTTACAGTAAATGATCGTGTACTTGTTCAATTTGGGGATGTCGGCACTCCTGCCAAAAATTTTTCAGTAATTACTACTGTTGTATCCCTCACAGTAACTGCTACTACTACAGCGGTAGAGTTCACTGATGATGTTCATGATGGTGTGAACTCTGCCAACGGCGGGGCCACATTAAGCGTAAATAAAATAGCAGCTTCTGCCGAGGCCCGTACTTCTCAAGATACGCAGAAAGTCAGTGTTTACTCATTCGCCCTCAAACCTGAAGAACACCAACCTTCTGGAACTTGTAATTTCTCCAGAATTGATACTGCTATTTTAGAATTTGGTAATGCTCCTACTGGGACTTCGGGATGGGGTTATGTATATGCCGTAAACTATAATGTATTAAGAATTATGAGTGGTATGGGTGGTCTTGCTTACTCCAATTAAATAATATTTATTAATTTCTTTTTTATTCTTTATACTTTAAATTTCTTAATAATAAGAAAAACATAAGTATAAATAAACATACAAAACCAATTGTAAATATAATTACATATGGATATATTTTGTACATAATTTTATGAATAATTGGTTCTATAATAGAATCAATTATTTCTGTATTATTTGGGTCATTTACCTCTTTTTTAAGATTAATTAAAGTTTTCTCAAATAATATAGATAATGTTGACATTATTTATTATTAATAATAAATATTTAAATAATATTAAACTAATTTGAAATTAAATATAAAGATTATATTAATAGTTTAATTAAAAGATGGGGATAAAATCTTTAACTAAACTCATAAAACAAAATGCTGAAAAAAGTATTGAAACTAAAAAATTGTATCAATTATCTGGTAAAAAAGTAGCAATAGATGCGAGTATATTTATTTATCAATATTTAATGAATATAAGAAATGACAATAAATTATTAAAAAATAAAAATGGTGATACAACTTCACATATATCTGGAATATTTTATAAAACTGTAAATTATTTATCATTAGGAATTGAACCTATTTATGTTTTTGATGGAAAACCCCCCGAAGATAAAAATGAATTAATTAAAGAAAGAAATAAAAAAGCGTGGGATGCTAAAAATAAATTAAAAGAATCAAAAAAACCAGAAGATATTTTAAAATATGAAAAATTATCAATTAGAATGACAAAAAAACATATTGATGATATTAAACATTTATTAAATTTAATGGGAGTTGAATATATACAAGATGAACAAGGAGAAGCGGAAGGAATAGCAAGTGAATTATGTAGAATAGGATATGTTGATTATGTAGTTACTGAAGATATGGATGCCCTTGTTTATAATTGTCCAAGAATGATTAGAAATAATTTAGATAAAAGTATTAAAACAAAAGATATTATAAGTGTAATAAATTTAGAAGAAATATTAAAATCATTAGATTTAAATCAAGATAAATTTATAGAATTATGTGTATTATGTGGTTGTGATTATTGTGAAAATATTCCAAGAATCGGTCATGTAAAAGCATTGAAAATTATAAGAGAATATGAAAATATTGAACAATTTTTAGAAAATAACAAAACTTATAAAATTCCAGAAAATTATTTAATTAAATATAAAAAATCAATTGAAATATTTAATATGTATAAAGATAAATATAATGATAATTCTAAAATTCCGAATAATAAAAGTAATATAAATATATCACATTTAATTAATTATTTAGTAAATCATTGCGAATTATCTGAAACTAAAGTATTAAATGCTATTAAAAAAATACAAAATAATTATTAAGATATAATCAGTCTACCAGATGGATTATCTATTTTACCAGACCATTTAGGTAACCAATAATGAGGAATATTATCAGATTTAAAATATTTATCATAAATCATTTTATACATATCCTTTTCATTTAATTTATATTTTTTTTGTGCATATTCTTCAATTATATCATACCATGGTTTTTCTAATGTTGATATACCATCTGAAAATCCATCTTTTCTTCTCCAAACTATTTTTTCTGGTAAATCATTTTCAAAAGATTTCCTAAGTAAATATTTTTCCATTCCATCTTTAACCATTTTTTGTTTAGGATCAATTGACATATAATATGATAAAAAATCTTTATCAAAAAAAGGAACCCTTATTTCTAATCCATTTCCACTTGTTGTTTTATCACCTCTTAAAGCATCAAATATATGAACCTCTTTTAATAATCTAATACATTCATTTTGAAATTCATCCGGTCCTGGACAATTATGAAAATATAAATAAGATCCGGAAGCTTCATCACTACCTTCTCCACTAAATATTACTTTTATATCTGTATTTTCTGAAATATATTTACTTAATAAATACATAGGAACAGAAGCTCTAATTGTTGTTATATCATAAGATTCAATTTGATAAATCGTTTTATCTATCGCTTCTAACATATCTTCTATTGTTACTATAATATTTGTATGATCTGTTTCTAAATAATCAGCAACTATTTGACTTGATAATATATCAGGTGATCCCTCCAAACCAATTGAAAATGTTTTTAAATTTTTATTATTTTTTTTTAAAATTGAAGTAATTATACTACTATCTAAACCACCTGATAATAAACAACCGATTGGTCTATCAGATAATAACCTTTTTTCAACTGCTTTTGTTAATTTTTCTTTTATTTTTTTTTTAATATTAGTATCATTATCTTCTATTGTATTATAAATAAAATTATAATAATTATTAATTCCTAAATTTTTAGAATTTATATCATAAATACCATATGATCCAGGTGGAAAAAATTTAACATTATTTTCATAATTCGAATCTAAACATTTCATTTCTGAACTAATTGACAAATTATTATCTTTAATAGAATAATAAAGAGCCCTTATACCAAAAGGATCATGACCAATATATATTTGTTTTTTTATTTTATCATAAATTATAAATGAAAATACACCATCTAATTCATTTATAAATTCTTGAATTGGTAATATATTATATAAATGTAATATAATTTCACAATCACTTTCTGTTTCTAAAATAAAATTGTATTTTTCTGCTAATCTTTTATAATTATATATTTCTCCATTACACATACAAATTAAATGTGGTAAACCATCTAATTGAAATGGTTGATTACTTTTATCATTTAAACCATTTATTGATAATCTATGAAATAAAAATAATATATTACAATTATTATCTGTTATAAATAAATCAGTTGAATTATCCGGTCCTCTATGATTACATTTATTTCCTTTTTCTAATAATAGTTTTTTATTCAGATGATTAAAAGTTAAATAAAAATATATACCACACATTTATAATTTATATAATTTATATTATTATGTTTTTAAATAATACGCATATTTGTTTAATATTCGCACTTTTTAAATATCCTTAAATAAAATGGAAGTTAATTCTATTAGTAGTTGTTGTATATGTTTGAATAATATAGATTTATCTGATAAAACAACTTATAAATTAGATTGTAACCATTTATTTCATACTGAATGTATTATTAATTGGTTTAGATCAGATTTAAGTTCTGGTCGTTGTCCAATATGTAATAATAATAATATATCTGAAAATTTAGAATATTTATCTTGGTATAATAGAAATTATGTAATAGATAGATTTAATATTATTAAATCTGCTAATAAAAAAAATCCCCCTCTAAAATTAAAAAAAGAATTAGAAAAATTAAAAAAATTAGAAGACCAATTAAAAGATTACAACATTGAAAAAAAACAATTCTATAAAGAAGAAACAGTTAAAGAATATATAAAACAAGATAAAAAATATAAAGATTTATCTTGGAAAAATAAAAATAAAATTATTAAACAAAAAACTAAAATAGTCGCATTATTTCCATTAGTTACTGGATTTTAATATTATATTTTATCAATTTTCATCGGTTCTATTTTTGGATTGTTTTGTTCTATTTTTTTTTTATTATTCTTTTTTATTACACAATTATGAATATGAGGATATCTACATTTTAAACAATATAAATTATCACAACAACATTTAAATTCATTTAATAATTTTAATTTTTTTAAACAATGCGAACATTTTTTATATTTTTTTTTCTTTATCTTTTTTTCTTCATTCATTTAATTTAATTTATATAAAAATTTTATACAAATTGAAATAATCCCCATTCCATAAATTGTTCATTGAATTTTTTCGGACTTATAAATTTATTATTTACTATAGATTCTGTATTTTTCCCACCTTTTATTTCTTCATCTGAATCATCT